TAACTGATAACCGCGCTCAATCTGATCAGCCGTTGCCACCAGGCGCACCCGTCAACGCAAACGCCTGCAACTGCTCAGACGCAAGATCCGACTCATCCTGTGCGATCTGATCTGGAGACATACCCAAAATGTCGCGCTGAATCGTCTTACGCGAAACAATCCCGGTAGCCTTCTGTGCGGCATCAAACTTTTCGGTCTGTGAAGCAAGATGCGGGGGCATCCACAGCACCTCAACAGTGTCACCGCCAAGGTCAACACCCTCAGCCCGCAGAGCGTACACAAGCACCACAGCGATACCGGGGGTGATACGCGAAATCTCGTCATTCGCTTGGAAAACTTGCCCCTCCTTCGCAGCAGCAGCACCCTCCGCCGACTGGTTCGCACCCTCAGGAATGAACACAGAAATGGGGGTACGAGTCACGGCAGCAAAGTCGCGGGCATCAGTCTTCTCACCCTCAAGCAACGGGCGAATGTCAGTCTGCTGCGACTCCCACACGTCCACACCCTCGGGCATGTCCCATAGCGCCCCCGGTGCAGGCTCGAACACCTTGGCGAGATCGATGTCGTTATCATCCTGATCTTTGGAAATGTCACCCGTACCGGGGAGCTTCTTGAGCGCCCTCTGCCGGTACGCCTGCATCGCCGTAATGACAAGGCGCTGCAACTTACCAAGATTGATACGGTCGATCACGGGAATGTGAGGCTCGAACAGACCAAGGCCCGCATGACGCTCGAGGATGACCACAGGCGGATCGCCCGCATACAACTCAGGTGCACCAACAGGCTTCCACCCGCCAACCGCACGAGTGATTGTGACCTTCTTGTCATCCACCGAAGGGCGAACGAACTTCTGCCGCTGACCGTACACATACACGTACGCGAAGTCTTTGAAAACGTCCGAATCACGCCACACCTTCAAGAAAGCGCGAGCCTTCCACGGGCGCAACGGGTCAGGTGCAGCAATCGACTGCTCAGGGATCTCCCGCGAAATGATCGCCTCACCGTTCGAAACACCCGCAACCAGATACGCAATGGAAACGGTGAGAACATCACGGATCGCATCAGCGATAACAACATCCATGCGGTTGTCCCGCCAGATACGACGAGCAGCCTTCACCGACTCGTTGCTATCCGACTCGCCCACACGAAGACCATTCGGAATCATCCGATTAGCGAGCGACTCCACAGCAAGACCGCCGTAATTCGTGCACGCCTTACGCTGAAACGCCACCCACGACGCACGCACATTCTCGCCCATCTCAGGCATCGGCGGGTTAGAGCCAACATACGAACGCAACCACGCAATACGCGGGTAACGAGCATCAAGTCGAGGCGCAAGCACATCAAGCCACTCGGCAGGCGTCGTAGCCATGCGGCCTCCTAATAAATACGTTTCGGGGAACTACGACGCGACCGATCAACCCCCTTACCGAGGGCATCATTTCCGGCAGCGAAAGCGAAAGCCGCACCCCAAACAAGGTCGACCTTTGAATAGTCCTGATCGTCGTCAGGTTTCTTGAGCACATACCCGCCACGGCGTGCATCACGACGCGCGTTCAGAAAATGTTTGATCATGTCGGGGTGACCATCAAAAGTGATCGCCCGTGCTGTGATAGCGGAATACATTTGATCGAAAGTTTCAACCGTTCGGCTGATCTCCTTCTGCCGCCACCGGATCGGCTCAGCGACAGTCATCTTCACCTTGAGGCGGTTATGGTACTCGGCCTCCCACGACTTCACCTCACCCGCCCAACCAGCGGAAGGGTCAGCGTAGAAACCTACGACGTTGTAATCCTTGAACGCCTGCCGCACAGCAGCCTCAACCTCAAGCTTCGGCGGACGCCACGAACCGACCGCAGTAGGAATATCCGGTTGCTCCCACAGACCAATCTTGAACAGGTGCTTCTGTGTCACCGAATAGCCGACCAGCACAGTCGAGTCAGCAATGCCAACCCGACGCCCCTCCGACCCATCGAAACCCAACGTCACAGGCTCCGTCTTCGTGATCACCTTCTCAGCGATGATCGACCGCAACTCAGGATCAGAAACGAACGCATCACGCGCCACATCCACCTGATTCAGGAAGTCGGCACGCATCACCGCAGGATCGTTCGACGTGTCCAGAAAGTCGAGGGCGATACGCTCCAAATCGACCCACCCCGAATGACACGGCGGCTCATGCAGCAAACAACCATCCTTGTGGGCGGACGCATCACCATACGCCACCCGCAAACCATGAATCAGCGACTCATGATCACCAATATCTGTTGTCGCCGGCGCGGGCCTGTGGTCGAAATAGATCGACCGCACATCCTCAAGATTCGCGTACTTCCCTGACTGGATCTGCTCCCAAAACTCATGCGAACCCTCAGCAACCGACCGCGCGCCCAACGTGTAAGCGTTAGGTGTCTCAATCGTGATGCCGCCGAGCTTCGTCGCATTGTTGCGAAGAGTCTGCGCAAGCTGCACACCATGATTGCCGCGCAACCAAGTCTCGGTCTGGTCAAGAGAAGCGGCAACCGCCTTGAACCCCTTGATCGACGTTGGCGAAGCGGTGATCGGCACAATACGGCCACGACGCAACGCCACAAACGAATCCATCGGATCGATACCGAACTCATTGATACCTGAACCGTTGCGCAGAAGCTCAAGAAGCGGCTCCCACGTATTCTTCGTCTGCTCTTCCGTCACAGCAGCGACAGCCACATACGGGGTACGGATCGAAGACCAGGGCTTAGCGACCGGCTGGCCCTCCGAATCCCACCCATCAGGCACAACCTCGAACACAGCCTCAGCGATCATAATCGCCCCAACAAACGGCGACTTGCCCCAACCGCGCGACCGCTGCAAAACCGAACGGTGAACCATCCGCCGCCCAGTCTCAGGGTCGACACGGTAAATCTCGTTCAGAAACTCTTGCTGCTCGAGAGTCGGAATGAACGGGTCGAAAACATCATCGTCACCAGCATCAGGCCGGCCAAGATACTCAGCCATCTGATCAGCAACGGACCACCCAAGAGTCGGAAAGTCGTCAGCGTGCAACGGAACCCACGGCACACTAAGCACCGACCTTGCGAGTACCCAACATCCGGTCACGCGCAGAACCGAGCTTCACCGCAGTAGTAATCTCAGCCTCATCCGCCTGAGCGAACGTGATACGCAACCGCGCCCGATCCTCAGGCGTCGCACCAAACTTCGCAGTACGCAACCTGAGCTCGGCGGCAACAGAAAACTTGCCCTTCCAAAACTCCGAATGCAACAAAGCCGTGTCGCGTAGCTCTGACCAGTCCGTCGAAGTGAAGTCATACGCCAACGCAGAATCAGCCCACATCTGCCACCACTCGCGGGTGATCGGAGCCCACTCATACGGCAACCACTGCGTTACAGAATTGCCGTCCTCGTCCTTCCAAACCGTCGCAACCTCAAACTCAGGCAAATCGGGCTGAGACGCAAGAATCGCCGGAAGAATACGCATCTGAATCGGGTCAGCGTTCGAACGAGCACGCTTCGCAACATCTTTAGGGGCAGGGCCACGACCAGGCATATCGACTCCCGTTTCGGGACTACGAATCAGCACCGTTTCGGCTAGATTCTGGGGTTTATCCGTTACAATTGAGGTATGAGGCCAGAGTGCGAATGGTGCGGAATCGGCATAGTCACGTCTAGGGTCGACGCCCGCTTCTGCTCAAGCAAGTGCAGGGTCTACACGCACCGGGCAGCGAAAACAAACCCGATACCCGCCGCCATGATCTCGCGCAACCGGTGGATTAGGCGCACCGCAAACAAAGTGCCGCTAACCGTAGACGGAACCGCCGCAAGCTCAACCGACCCAACAACATGGGCCAGCTACAACCGTGCAACAGAATCGACAGTCGGCGCAGGGCTCGGATTCGTACTAGGTGACGGCATCGGCTGCATCGACCTCGACCACTGCCTCGACAACCGGAAAGCAAACCCGGCAGCAGCAGCCTTCATCGCCCGCTACCCAAACAACTACATCGAAGTATCACCCTCAGGCGACGGACTACACATCTGGGGAACCGCTACCGAACAAGCCGGCACAAAACGGACTGTCGACGGCCTCTCAATCGAAACCTACTCAACGGGCCGATACATCACCATCACCGGCAACATCTACCAACGCGGAACACTCGCAG